GCCACGCCAAGAACAGGAGTCACCAATGCAGGGCTGGTGGCGAACACAAGCGAACCGCTGCCAGTTTCGTCGGTGACGGCTGATGCCACCTGCGCCGATGTAGCGACCAGAGTATTAAATGCCAGGTCGATGGTCTTTCCTGTGATCGTCTGTATGTCGTCAGTCGTTACCAGTGTTTTGCTTGCTGGTACGGTCGTGCCGTTGAGCGTGGTCGTGCTGGTGCTGGTCAGTGTCGTAAAGTAACCCGGCACCGCCCCGCCTGAGTCGCTGGCGTTATTGCTGCCGACGCAATACCAGATTTTCTGACTTGCGCTGTACCGAAGCACGAATGCGCTACCGGCGCCAAGGCTGGTTGGCTCACCAACAACATCAATAGCGCCGTTTCCGTTGACGGTCAGAGCGGTCACAGCCTGCCCGCAAGCTACAATGATTTCCTGCCCGTCCAAGCAATTCGCGTTGGTCGGAAGGACGATAGTTCCTGCCGCGTAAGGTGCCAGTGGCGATAGGATCAGGAATGTATTCTCTCCCGAGTCGTTCACCTGGACGCTGAAACCGCTGGCAGACGGAACGTTCGTCTGTTCTTGGAAGTCTGGCGCCGAGTAAGAAGACGCTACCAGGTTTAAGAGCGCCTGAAGACTAGCCTTCCTCGCGTCGCCGTTGTTGGTGCTGTAGATCACCATTTGATCTGCAGTGCTGAGCGTGTTCAGGCTGGATAGTTGGTTAATAGTTGGCATGACGTAACCTCAATAGTATTCAAGCGGGCCGTCATCGCCGGCCAGTACGGGATCAGTGGGACGGGCAAGGAACGGATCATCATAACGCCAAGGCTTGTTACCTGCGCCTGCTGGCATCGTGCGCGGGAGTTGCTGCTGTGGTGGCATGGCGAATCGCGCCAGCAACTCACTGTAACTGAATGCGGCTGTTGCTTTGGTGTCAGGTAGCGGCGCTTTGCCGTAACTCGGCGCAATGCGGATCGCCAGATTGGTAATGATCGCCTCGTTAGCGGCATCTGGTACGCTGGTCTGCTCGTCGAGGTCGGAATCCTGCGGGCTGGCGGGTAGCGGATAGCCAAGTCGAATCCCCTGGCTGTTCCATGTCGCAATCATCGCGTCAAGACGCCGCATGGCTGATTGAAGCGCCTGCGGCTGAGCGTCAAAGACGTATTCCGCCAGTCCGATTTCTTCCAGCGCCGCCTCAATAAACTGTCGTTTCGTCCACCCCATTTCAGCCCCCTGAGAGCGCGGATTCAATTCGATCAAGTAACGTTTCGTCGCTTGTCCGTTTATTGAATCTTATACCCAATTCGCGCGCTTTGCTTTCAATCTCGTCACGGGTCGGTGGCGATAGTTCGTCAATCGGTGAATCACCCGGCACGCTCTCCGCATCAGTGATCGCTTCAGGTATACTGTCCCGCCAGCCAACCGCGCGCGCGGCTCTATGCTCGGTCTCATTATGGACCAGTAATGCGGGGTATATTGATGAATCAAGACTGGCGCGGTAGAGCGTGCGTGGGTAATTCATTTTTTCTTCGCCTTCTTCGGTGCTGGCTTTGGCGCTTTCGACGGCTTGCCCGCCTTCATCGCCGCTTCGCGTGCCGTGTTTAGCGCAATGGCGACAGCCTGCTTTTTGGGGCGTCCTGCCTTTTCCTCCATCTTGATATTCTCGCCGATGGATTTCCGGCTGTAACCCTTTTTCAGCGGCATTATTTCATGCCCTTCTTGCTGCCGTTACCCTTTCCGCCTTTCGGCATTCCAGGCTTGGCGCTGCAACTGCTGGTTTTTTTTCCGCTTTTCTTCTTGCTGCCGTACATGTCCATGATGACGCCCTCAAAGTGAAGGCGCCCCCGAAGGAGCGCCAGGAGTGTTAGCCAATCCGATAGCTGACAAACGTATCAGCGGCGGTTTTGCGGGTACGGAACAGGCCGGATGTCGATGCCGCCACAGCGCCAGCGCCGACAACAGTATGTCCAGTGCTTGCAGTCACGGTGAAGGCATTCGCGCCGCCGGTGTTGATAGCAGACCAGTCGAATGAATCGCCAATCGCCATTGTGACGGCTGCGTCAAGCAATGCGCCGGTGGACAGATCGGCGGTCACGGCTGCTGCTGTGGTCGATGTGACGATGCCGGAAAGGATCATGGCAGCGGTGAGGTCGCCAGTAGCGTTCAGGACGCCAGGGGCGCCTTGGAGACGTGCGGCATATTGCTCTGTCACGACGGGATTGGTTCCCACGTTGTAGAGCACGTCGCCAGATCCGGCCTCGATGCGGATGGTCCGAGCGCTGGCGGATGCCGCGAAGACGGTCTGACCGTTGATCACAGTGCCGAGCAACGAATCAGACTCGGGATAGTTGGGATAGCCAGCAACCACGAACACTTGAGCCTCGCCGCGGGTGTAGACAGCGATTCCGTCATTGGCTGCCAAACTGACGGTGGCTTCGCCTTGGGAGTAGATGATATTTGACATTTTGAAACCCTCTCAAAATTAGTTTGGGGCGACTCGCGCCGCCCCTTGCAGATTAAGACTGACCGAACAGAATGATCCCTGACATTTCAGGCTGCTTGTTGACCACACCAAACAGCGTATCAAGACGGTATTTTGTCTTCATCGTGTTGATGTCGTATTGCTTGGTCATTACAAGCTCAATGCCTTGGTCAGTGCTTGCGCGCATCACTGCTGCGCCAGCGTCAGACGGTACGGCATAACGGCCTGGGAGCAACTCGATAGCATCACGCTGCCAGAAGCAGTTGACGTTTGCGGCAGTTGTGTTCAGGAAGGTCATAGCGGCAGTGGCGCTGGTGCCCTCAAGTTCAACGTTCTGATACTGCGCTTCTGCGTCGGTCCCGCCCTGGTTGCTCACGATCGGAGGCGTAATGGTCATGGTGGTGGCAGAATCAACGCTCACCACACGGAAGGTCTTAAGCTGACCTGTCGCGCCCTTGGTGATGTGATGAACAGCCACCACACCGTCAGTCCCGAGCGTGCCGATGGTGAAGGCATCGCCAGCCTTGACGTTAGAGGTTGCGGTGACAGTGATGGTCTGGAACCGGTTGTCAACGTTTCCGCGCTCGCCGGTAGCAGATGTGGTCGTGGCTTTTGGCACCCAATAGTTACCTGCACTTGCGCGGGTATCCATCGTGATAGCCGATCCGCCAGTTGCAGCGGCAGCCGTCAGGCGGTTGGCGTAGTCAAGCTTGTAAGTTTCAAAGCTTGCGACCATGCCGACCATCGCACGACGCAGTGCGCCATCGCTGATCTCGTTACCGAAGGAGCGTGAAGCGCCCTGGAGGTTGTTCGCCATACCGTTATAGTCGCGGGTAGACAGCGCCAGGTAACGGTCATAATCAGGCACGCCCTGCTCGTTCATGATCGCTTCGCACTGTGCTACGTCATCAAAGCCGGTGGCGGCTGCAGTGCGCTTAACAACCAAAGAACCTTGATTGCTGGCGACGTTCATAACTGCGCGGTTGATATCAGATGCCAATTTTTGGCGTGCAGAATCACCGAGGCGACCTTCCTGAAGCGCGTCGCGAAGCTCAAGAGCAGTCATGATCCAAGGCACTGACTTCTGAAAGCCCAAAGTTGCAGGAACAGCCAATTCGGTGTAATCGCCAAAATTGGAAGTTTGGTCGGTGCCGTCATACGATTGGCTGATGTAGGGCTGAGGACGCCACAGGACGTTATCGGTCCGCTCCATCATCGTGCTGTCGGTGTTGTAAACGCTGACGTTGCGGGACAATACCAGCGCGTCCTGAAAGCCTTCGAGGATGTCCTCAAAGGCTACTCTTTCTTCTTTGCTGAAACTGTTGCTCATGATGTGTACTCCAGATTATTTGGTGTTGCGCTTGCTGCGTTTATAGGCAACTACTTTGCTCATGTCGCCCGTCTTTGCCGCTTCGGCGCGTAATCGTTCAAGGGTGGCATCCACCGCACCAGACACAGGGCCGGTGCCCTTAAGTGTCTTCTCTGGTGCAGGTGGCGCCTTCTTCGCTTGCACTTTCAATTGCGTCTCCATCTTCGCCACTGCGAAGGCGAATTTAACGGGGTCAGTGATTGCGCCGAGTTCTTTTGCCTTTTTGGGATTCTTCCCCAAGGCATAAATCAACAGCGCCGGATCTTGCGCGCCTTGCAGGATGACGCCTTGCTGAACGACGTTGAAGGATTCCTGAGCAATCAACTCGGCGTCCTCAAAGTCTTTGACTTTCAGCTTGGATCGCGCATCCGCATAGCTTTCAAGTTTGGCATTCCACTCGCGCTGTTGTGCCTCTTGCGCCTGGCGCTGTTGCGCCTCTTGCTCGTCGGCTTTGCGCTTGCGGTCGTACCAGCTTTCAAGCGCCACCTCGAACTTGCTGGTGTCGTAGTCGTATTCTTCGAGCGTGGGCTTTTTGCCGACCTGGACCGTTTGCGGCGGCTTGGTCTGTTCGAGCCTTTGCTCTAGTTCACGATTGCGCTTTTGCAGTTCTCGGTGTTGCTTGCGAAGATCCCGCACCCACTCAGGCGCGCGTGTTTCTTCTTCCGGAGGTGGCGATTCCTCCCCAATGCTGACTGTGATCTCCTCGGGTTCCTCGGGTTCCGGCTGCTGGTCGGCGTCCACCACTTCATCGCCCGTTTGCTCTGGTACCTCGATTTCTTCCTCGATCTCGTCAACTACTGCCGTTTCATCTGTCATAACTGCCCCGTATTAACTCGCCAATTGAACCAGGCTGGCGGAGACCTGTTATTTAGTCAGTATAGACTAATTATTAAAAAATTGGTTTTCCTGTAGAGAATTCGTAATAGTCAGTGTCGCCCGTGTGGACAGACATTAAAAAGTCATCCAGCGACTTATCCATTAGTGCAATACGATCATCATCAGAAACATCAGCCTCTTTTACCTTTGGCTTTACATTGTCCATTTGAGCGGCTCTCAATGAATGATGACCATCTAGAATGACTCGCATCTTTTCCCCGTCAACGTCAAACTCTGGGGAAACCAAAACATCATAGTCTTTTGCTTGTCGCTTCTGTTGGACAATATCATCATCAATAAAAGATTGTGTTGTAATCAAACGACCTTCAGGTTTCTTTGTTGTTCCAACCTGCCCCGCCTGACCAGTCCTGCTCGCCATAGATGGGTAGTTAGTTGAAAGCACCTCGTCGGGAACAGCCGCAAGTTTCTCAGCTGGCAAGACAAATTGACTACCGTCAAACTCAAATGGGACGCCTTGCTCAATCAAGCGATTATACATTCTGAACGATTCATCAGACATAATTGAGTCAGATTTCCAACCAACACCTTTGTCTCGCGCATACCGCAATGCGTTTTTGTACATGGTGGTAGCAGTACCGGTGCCCGTTGGAACGTCTTCGGTCCCCATTGGTCCACCACTGTCTGCTTCCAAGTACGCATTTGCTAATTTGTCATCTTTATCGATACGCACAGTCAACTCGATTGCGGAACCGTTATCAAACTTTCTTTGCTGTACGATCCCGTCAGTCAGTTGCGTAGTTTTTATGTCTCCGCGTTTGACCTCGGGAAACTTCGACGGCTCCACACCAACCGATCCCCGCTGCGCTTCTTCGCGTGGCGCTTTGGACCCTTGCGGAACGACCATTGTCACCGAGCTGTCGTCACGCATCATCTTCAATGCTTCGTCTTTTGATGCGGACGGACTTCTTATAGGTCTAAATCCTCTCTGATATAAAAGATTCAATGCCGCTGGAGAACTTACAGCAGCCGAAATAGATTCAGGGTCGTATTGGCCTAAAACGTCATCTAAAATCTTTTTACCAATACCTTGACCTCTTGCTTTTTCATCTACAAAAAATTCAGTTATTGAATTCGGTCTCGGAGAATAAGGAGAATTTTCCATAACCGAAATGGAACCTTTGTCGGTTCTGTAAGTTTTTCCAAGCGGGGTATTCTTTATTCTGTAGCCTTCCAATGCTGACGGCTCCACCCCAACCGATCCCCGCTGCATCGCCATCGCTGCGCCTGGTGTGCTTGGTCTCGCCGCCACCAGATCAGCGCTCATTGCGCGCTGAACGTATGGTGCCAACTTCTGGATGTCGGTCGGGTCTGGAATCAGCAATGCGCTGAGAAACTCCGCCACCGGGTTGCGTGCTTCACTGATTAGCCCCATGTTCGCCATCTGGCGACCAATGTACTCGCTGCTGCCGACGATCTGCTCGTCTGGCGCTGAATACCCAAGCGGGCGTAGGAACATGGTCGTCAGGTCAACAGGTGCACCGCCGATCATTGCCAGACCTCGCCCTGCGGCATCCACCAAGCCTTGACCAACATCTTGCCTGAATTGCGGGTCCCTCACTGCGCCAATGAAGTCAACCATCACCCACCCCTGACAATCTCGTTAATATCCTTTGCCGTTTCGACCGCTTGCTTCTGCTTGTCCATGTCCAGCCGCGCCAGCGTCTCGACTGTCTTGGCTTGCGTCTCCTGCGCCCTGGCACTGGTGTAGACCGTATCTGCTTGCGCCTTCTGCGCTTTCGCCATCGCTTCCGCTGCTGCGGCTTGCAGGTATTGCTCTTGTGCGTTTGGCTGCGCGTTGGCGGCTTGTGCGGCCATTTCCTCGGCTTCTTCTTCGCTCGGCTCCATGACGCCCATGAGCACCAATCGCTTGCGGAAGAATTCGCGCACGTCCTGGAGCCCTTCGCCTTCCATGTTGACCATCAGCATGGACGTTAGCACTTGGAGTGTTTCCGGATCTTGCGTCAGCGCCATGATGTTCATAATGGATCGCGTCACACTCTCGCGCCTGCTGGTAGACGTTGGGCCAACCTCGACATACACGTCAAACTTCGCGTCTGAAAGGTCGTTTTCGTGCTCGATTTCGCCAGCCTCGGAAAGCTTCGGGGTCATCAACTCGATTGTCTTCATTGAGCCGGAATCGTCTATACCTTTCATTTTGCGCTTAGGCTCGACGTACACCTCCCGCGCCATGCTGAGCCAGACTTCACCGGCACGCCTGATCGCTTTAGCGAAGTTGCTCATGTAAATATACGCCTGCATATCGACGCGCTGCTGGATCGCCTCGACGGTCTTCCCGCTGATGTTTGAAACCATTTTGTCGGCGCCTGCCGGATTGCCGAGGATGTCGGTCATATCCTGCTCGGTCAGTTGTAGCAAGGCGCCTAGCGCTGGCGGGATGATTGGCGGCTTGGTGTACCCAAGCGGGCCAGATGCCATTTCGTTTCCGTCCGGTCCGGTGATCTTGTTTACCAGGACGTAGGGGTAATTTTTCAGGTTGTCCTCTGCCCACATCACCTGATGACCTGCCACCTGATCAGGCGTAAAAATCGGCTTCTCAACGCTCGATAGCGCGCTGATCTCGCCAAGTTTCGATAATTGCATGTTCTTCAGGCGCTGCGCGTCTTTCGCCAATCGAACGTGCCCCATGCAACGCTCGACGTTATCAATGAACCAGCGTTTTCCGTAGACCGGCACGATGGGAATACACGTCCCGGCAATGTAGCCGGAATCCTCGAGCACCTTGTTCCCGCTCATGATGTACTTGTGCACGCGCTTTACCTTGATGCGCTTCTGTCTGACCTCGATACTGCCGATTGCCGCCAGGGTTTCTTCCAGCGTCTCGTCGTTCTCAAAGTCTGACTGCCGGTAGCGCTCCTCACTCCCGTCCAGCGCCTGGAAGATGCGCACTGTCTCGCGCTTTTCCTCGACCTCGTAATATTCCGCCACGTAGACCACATCAGGCGTGAGCCAATCGAATTCATACTGATGAATTTCTTTCGGCCAGCTTGCGGGGTCGTCGCCCCACTCGTCTTGGTACGCTTTGCGCGTCACGGCTGTCAGAACGAAGCAATGATTAGCGTCTGCCTTGTCCTGGCGCTTGGCATTCAGATCAAAGAACACGCTGCTGTCTGCATCGTAGATCGGCTCGATACGAATACGCTGGCGCTCGTCCTCGTCGTCTTCTTCGTCTTCGTAGACAGTGCGAAGGCGAAAGGCGCCATAGCCGCCACCCACGGCTTCTTCAAAGGCATTGTCGTAGGCTTCGTCGGCTGTGCTGTCTTGCTCGTCTGCGCGGAACAGGTCGTCACAGGTATCCGCCAGGGAATCATATTCGTCGCCTTCTTTGGACACAAAGTCAACGCTGATTCGGTTGTTGCGGTATTCGTTAATGATGCGGATGACGGCAAGGTGGATTTTGTTTACTTCAAAGCGCGGTCGGTTTTCGAACTGCTCACCAAGCGGTCCCTCCCACTGGGCGCCGCAGATCGAATAGAAGCGCCGGTCTTGGAGGCACTGTAAGCGTTCGTCTCGGAGGCTGGACTGGATATCATCAAATTGCGCCATCGCGCGCGCATGGACGTTCGCCAGTCGTTGCTCAGTGCTCAGCCTTGCCATGTTACCACCTGTTTGCTGTCGCCATCGGCGCGAAGTTTGTATTGGTCTTGGTTGCGCCTGCCCGCCTCACGCCCTCGAGCGCATAGCGTAGCGCGTCTATAACGTGGTTGTCTTTGTCATCCAAGACCGGTAGCACAAGACCAGTTAATTGGTCAACCTTGTATGAGTATAACGCAAGTTCGTCGATTGTATGCGTGCAGCGCGGATGAACGACAATATCATAAGACTTCAGCCACTCGACGCCTTCCTCCACCGACTTCGGTCCTTTGACGGCTGAGACGATCTTCGGGAATCCGTGCTTTCTCATGTAGCTGATTGTTTCCGGTCGTGCGGAATCCGCCACGATTGACCAGCGCTCTGATTCTGGGACGCTCATGAACAGGTCTGGGGTGTCGATGATTTCGCAGTTTACCCGATACGCTTCGTGGTCAATGTAGAGTGTTCTGCCCTCGACGTAACAGCGAATGAGGACAGTTGGGTCGGTGGCAAAGCCCCAGTCAGCACCAAACCTGAACATTGCACCCTTCGGCGTGTCGAAGTCCTCCACGCGCCAATTCTTAAACACCCTGGCCTCTGAGTTGCGCAGGTATTCGCCGCGCCATATGTGCTGAAACTTGTCTGGATCTCGTGCGCGGTCGTATTCCATTTCTTCGCGCAGCACATCAGGGAACCAGGGATTGTCCTCGAAGTTGACTTTGATCACCTTGGCATCCGGTGGCGGATTCTCGCCACGCAGGAGAACGTCTACTGGATCGGTGGCGTTGCGCGGGTTCCAGGTAAACCACAGTTCGCTGTCTGGCTTGCGGATCGTCGGGCGCAACATGTCGAGCGATTTCTGACTGAGGCTTTGCGCTTCTTCCACCCAGGCGCAGTCGTAGCCCTCCAGGCTCTTGATACTGTCGGCGGTATGATTCTGCATCCCCTCAAACAAGATCATGCCGCCGCCCTGGCGATTCTTGATAACTTTGTCTTGCACCTCGAACAGCCCGCCGACGTTCAGCGCTTCGATCTTCTGTTCAAGTAGGCGCTTGACGGATTGCTTGAGCGACTTCTGAAACTCCCGAACACAGACCGTAGAGCGGTTCGCATCCATGACGTGAGCCTCGATGACCATCTGGGCAAACTCATGACTCTTGCCCGTTCCTCGCCCACCGTATGCGCCTTTGTAGCGCGCAGGCTCGAGCAATGGGACCGCCCACCTCGGTGTCGGGATGCGGAGCGTCTTGGCTTTACTTGGCATCAATCACAACCCGCTCAACTTTTTGAATCAGGAGCGGGTTCTCCGCATCGCCCGCAACCTCCAAACGATCGCCGTACTTTTTCGGCGCCATCTTGGACAATAACCATTTTCGCGTATCAACCTGCAGTCGTTGTTTTTGTACGGCAGCGGAGTCTATCGCGCCATTCGGCAGCAAGGATGGTTGCTCATCAGCAATCGCTATTGTTTCAGCGGCAATATGCTCTATCAATTCTTCTCGCGCGCGCGTGTATCGCTCAAGCAATCCGGAGTCAGAATTTACCCTTGCATGAAACGTACTAACAGCCAGTCCGACCATTCTACAAGCTTCGTTGCTTGATCTTGCTCGACCAGTGCTCATTAATTCAATCACAGTATTAACTTGCTCTGTTATTTCTTTGCAACCAGTTTTAGGCGGACGCCCGCGTTTCTTCTTCGTTTCCATCTCAATTAATCTCCGGTCATTTAATATTCTGAACCTTCCGGGTCAGGCTCAAGTAAATAAGCATTGTTTCTTTTAATCTTAACAGGTCGCACTCCATCATCCCATAGCATTCTGTAATGCGTCCTCAATCCAGCATAGCCCACCTGGCTCAAAATTGCGCGCAGTTCTGTGCTGGTCGTCATCCTGACGAAATCGGGAATGGCGTTGTCGAAGTGTGGTTCTCTCATGTTCGACCCTTGTCTGATTGTAGGACAGTTGGACGTTCTGGCGCCATATCTCCAAAGGTTACATTTCGCGCCAGCACAGCCTGGGGAACAGGGGAACACACCCTAAGGTGTGTGTTCCCGTTTGTTCCCCCTCGGCGTGCATCTTGCCCCCTGGGAACAATTTGGAACTGTTCCCCCTTTGTTCCCGTTTGTTCCCCGTATATTCATACAGTGCCCCTTGCCATCATCCATGCGCTGGCGTGTCCTGGCTCGATGACGTTCCAGCCGTCGCGGTCTGATTCTTCGATGTAGTTTGCATCCAGCAGTGCGCCGATAAACCTGTCATTCCCGCGCTTCAAATAAACCTTTACGGTACTTTCTTTGAGCCCGTTCTTAATGAG